TAGGTTATTAAATGATGACGAGATACTTGGCACAGTTGATGACCCAGCAGATATACTAACAATACTATAACATGGAGGCACCATGCAAACAGAACTTAAAACTGCAAAAGACGATAAGCTAGTAGACTCAGATACACAAGGCGAAGGCGCAGAAGTCGAGTTAGAAGATAAGTCTCACGGCACAGTAAAACCAGATAAATATGAAGACGTAAAAACAGAAGAGGTTGAGCCATTAGCTCCTAAAGTAGAGGTTGCCGAAGAAAAGCAATCTGAGGAGATGGATCAATATTCTGATAAAGTCAAAAAAAGAATAGACAAACTAACATACAAAATTAGAGAAGCTGAAAGAGAAAAAGAAGCTGCCCTTCAATTCGCACAAAACGTACAAAAAGAATTAGCTGATGCTAAGAAAAAAACTTTTGACATCGACAAAGGATATATGTCTGAGAGTGAAGTGCGTAATAAGATGGCTGCAGATTTAGCTAAAGAAAATCTTATTAGAGCTAGAGAAGCAGGAGATTATGCAAAAGAAGAAGAAGCAAGACAGGCTTTAACTAAATTAGATCTTGAAGCAGAAAGAATTAGAGTAACAAAAAATAAAAAAGAGCGTGAGTATGAGGATTTTGAGAAGGAGTTGCAACAAGAACAACAAACTTTACAAAATCAACCTAGACCACAGCCATCACAAAAAGCGATTGATTGGGCTGCTAAGAATACTTGGTTTAGACAAGATGAAGAAATGACAGATTATGCTCAACGTATACATCGTGGTTTAGTGGCGGAAGGATTTGACACAGAATCAGATGATTACTATAATGAATTAACTGTTAGAGTTAAAAACAAGTTTCCAGAGTCCTTTAAGGATGAGGATCAGGCTACCAGAAGCACTAAAATCGCCCAACCAGTCGCTTCTGCATCAAGGTCTGCAACCAGTGGGCGCAAATCTGTTAGGTTGACACCTAGTCAGGTAAAAATAGCAAACAAACTTGGAGTTCCTCTAAGTGAGTATGCTAAGTACGTTTAGGAGGTACACATGACAGATAAAAAAACACCAAGAAGTGCACAAACAAGGGCAACTGAGGAACGTAGAAAACCTTGGTCGCCACCGTCTCAGTTAGACGCACCACCATGTCCTGATGGATATAAGCAACGATGGCTTCGTCTTCGTGTAAATGGGGCAGATGATACTAAAAATATCAATGCCAGACTCAGAGAAGGCTGGGAGTTAGTGAGAGCTGACGAACATACCGAAGGTGTCTACTCTGCTTACAACGGAGGTATCAAAGCTTATGAGGGTGTCATCAGTGTGGGTGACTTGCTATTGGCAAGAATGCCAGTGGAAACTGTAAACGAGCGTAATGACTATTTTAAAAAGAAAATAGATCAACAAACAGAAGCTTGGGAACAAGATCCTCTGCGAGAACAACATCCTAGTATGCCTATTAATGTTGATAGGCAGAGCAAAGTGACTTTTGGTGGTCCTAAAAAAACCGACTAAGTCACACACTAAAACAAAGGAGATGAACTATGGCAAATCAAGCTGGATTTTACGGATTCCGTCCCGTTAAAATGCTGGGTGGTGCTTACAATGGTCAAGGCCAAACTGAGTACACAATCGGCAATAACGAGGCATCCGCAATCTATCAAGGCGATCCTGTTATCCTAGCGGCTAACGGGAGCATAGATATTGGTTCTTCTGCTGGTGCTGAAATCTTAGGTATTTTTAATGGTTGCTTTTACACAGACCCAACAACTGGTAAGCCCACCTTTTCTAATCATTACCCAGGCAGCATTGCAGCAGCCGATATCGTGGCAAATGTCATCGATGACCCAGATGTAGTATTTGAGGTTAAAGTCGATGATGCGAACGGCGGACTTGCACAAGTAGGAACTAACTGTAACATCGCAACATATACCGCAGGATCAGATATTGACGGTATTTCAAATGTTGTAATTGATGGCGGTTCTTTCACTACAAATGCGGGAGCCAATTTTAGGGTAGTAGGACTTTCAACAGATCCTGACAACAGTGATTATTCTGCAGCAAATGCAGCAATCCAAGTTAAGATTAACCTACACTCATTAAGAGACACAACAGGTATATAGGAGGTTAAACTATGGCTATATCTAGAAGTCAACTCGTTAAAGAGTTAGAGCCGGGTTTAAATGCACTATTTGGCCTGGAGTACGGACGTTATGATGCTGAGCACACCGAAATATTTGAGACAGAAACTTCTGATCGTGCATTCGAAGAAGAAGTAATGTTATCAGGTTTTGGTAACGCAAGAGTGAAGTCTGAAGGCGGATCAATTATTTATGATAACGCTACAGAAACATTCACAGCTCGATACACACATGAAACAATTGCACTTGGTTTTGCAATCACTGAAGAAGCTGTCGAAGATAATCTTTATGACAGAATCTCAGCAAGATACACAAAAGCACTTGCACGTTCCATGGCAAACACAAAGCAGGTAAAAGCGGCTAACGTATTAAACAATGCGTTTGATCCGAACTTTACAGGCGGCGATGGTAAAGAGCTCTGTGCTACTGATCACCCACTTGTAGCAGGTACGCTATCCAATGAGTTAGCAACTGCTGCGGACTTAAACGAAACTTCATTAGAGCAAGCGTTAATTGATATCGCTGCGTTTACTGATGAAAGAGGTTTATTAATCTCAACACAAGGAAGAAAGCTCATCATTCCTTCTGAGTTACAATTCGTAGCTGATAGACTTATGGCTTCAGCAAACAGAGTTGGCACAGCAGACAATGATATCAATGCTCTTAGAAATATGGGCATGATTCCTGAGGGATATACAGTAAACCACTACTTAGTAGACAATGATGCATTCTTCATTAAGACTGACATCCCTAATGGATTTAAGTTATTCCAAAGATCTCCAATTAGAACATCTATGGAAGGTGACTTTGATACTGGTAACGTAAGATACAAAGCTAGAGAGAGATACTCATTCGGTTTCTCAGATCCTAGATGTGTATTTGGTTCTCCAGGTGCTGCATAGGCATTAGACAATAACTAATTAGAAGGGGCGTATGTCTTTGACTGCGCCCTTTTTTTATGCTTAAATCAAATTTTATAAACCCAAGACCCTACGGGGACTATCAAAAGGAGAATAGACATGGGAACAACTACATTTTCTGGCCCGATAAAAGCCGGAACAATTAAAGATACTACAGGCACAACTGTTGGAGCTGATGTTACTAACATTGGTTCAGTAGTTATGGCTCAATCAGTAGTGTTAGATATTATTGGTGCAGACGCTCTCAATCAAAGAGTGGCTATCGTGCCAGCAAACTCACAGATTGTTGATGTAATTTTAAACGTTACAACTGTAAATAACGATTCTGGTACAGCAACCGTAGCAATCGGTACAAGTGGAGATGGAGATGCATTTATTCCTGCCACTAACGTTAAAGCATTAGGCACAACAAGAGGTACTTTAGATACTGAGGCTACTGATGTTGGTACATCTGATTTAGAAGTATTAGCTGACTTTGTAGCAGGCACTGAAGACGGATCTACAGGTGCTGCTACTGCTACAGTATTGTACATACAAAACAATAACTTATCATAGGAGTGACAAATGTTAGGACTTAAATCATCAAAAGTTACCGCAACCGGTAACGTCACAAGTGGTCCTGCTAGACTCATAGCGATTCATGCTATTTGTGCTGGATCCGCTGGAAGTATTGTTTTAAAAGATGCAAGTGGTGGTTCAACACTTTTTAATATTGACACACCTGCATCAGCTACAGCAATCATAGAAACATACCTTGGTGATGAAGGCATGAGATTCTCAACACAAATACATGCAACACTTACCAATGTAACTTCTCTAACCTGCTTTTTTGCATAATGAGAAAACGGGACAAACAACCCCCAAAAACTAAAAAATATTTCCGCTCCACTAAATCTGGGGCGGGAATGACTAAAGCTGGTGTTGCCAAGTACAGACGTGACAACCCCGGCTCTAAACTTAAAACAGCAGTCACAGGTAAAGTAAAGAAAGGTAGTAAAGCTGCAAAACGTAGAAAATCTTTCTGTGCAAGATCTGCTGGTCAAATGAAAAAATTTCCAAAGGCAGCAAAAGATCCAAATTCAAGATTAAGACAAGCAAGAAGACGATGGAGGTGTTAAATGTTTAAAGGGTATTTTTATTTATTTTGTGCTTTTATGACAATTGTCTTTATGTATTTGTCAATACAAACCTCGTCTGCGGGAGACAATACCGTGTCTAGCACGGTAGTAAACAATACGCCACCAACAGCAAATGCACCAGTTCTGCCCAATTCTAATAATGAAATTTGTAAAGTTGGCATTGGCGGAGCAGTTCAAAATAATGTGTTAGGTATTGCTACAGGCGTTCTTGTGGACGATGAGCTGTGTCAGCTTCTTAAACTAAGTAAGACTCAGTTTGCTTTTGGCATGAAAGTGAGTGCGGTGGCAATCTTGTGTCAGGACCATCGTGTCTGGACGAGTATGGCTGATGCAGGGACCCCGTGCCCTGTAAACGGGCTCATCGGGGCCGAGGCTGCTGCTTACTGGCAAGAGAACAGTCATTTAATTCCTGAGGGCAGTAGATACAGAGAGGACTATGCTAAAGCTAATAAACCAGAACAAAAGGAGTTTGATGATGCGCAAAATATGGCAATGTTTAAAACTTTTTTCCTTATTACTACTGGTCTCCTCTTATTCTAAGGCTGAGTGCCTACCTGATGTAACAGGTCTTTGTACTCCAGGTGTAACTATTACAGAAGAAGAAGATGTAGTTGTGACTGAAGAAAACACAGGCACTGAGATAATTACAACCACTACAACGACAACCACGACCACAACAACAACTGTTACTAATGAAGACTCAGGTAATATATTAGATAGTTCTAACGGATATGTAGGGTCTAGTGATGATGGCAATATGCAAGTTGACTGGGGTGGGCAAGGGCCTGCCTCAATGCCTACGGGTAATACTTGTGGTGAATTAGGTGCAGATAGATGTGCGCAGATTACAGGATCTGGAAATAACACATCAACGATGGGTGTGTCAGGTATGGGCACAACTTTTATTATAAACAATATTGATATATCTGATTTAGAAATAGATAAGGGTGGCCAAGTTAGATATTCAATTGAAGTAGAGAAACGTGATGCACAAGATAGAATTTACATGCATATTACAG